GAAGAAGACGGCAGTGCCGTGGTCAACATGGCGCAAGACGACGCGGATGAAGTTGACTTCTACGCCAACCTGGCCGAGGTCATTGATGAGGACGACTTGAGCCAGATCGCCATGGATGTCGGCGCGATGTTCGAGGCTGACAAGTCTTCCCGCTCTGACTGGGAGCAGATGTACTCCAAAGGCATGGACTTGCTGGGCTTAAAGCTTGAAGAACGCACCAAGCCTTTTAGGGGCGCGGCGGGCGCAACCCATCCCATGCTGACAGAGGCCATCGTGCAGTTCCAGGCACAGGCATTCAAGGAACTGATGCCGGCTGGCGGCCCTGTTCGCACGCAGATCGTTGGCCGTGAGACGGTAGAAAAGACCCAACAGGCCTCCCGCGTGCAAGATTTCATGAACTACCAGATTACTCAGGTGATGGAAGAGTACACGCCTGAGTTTGATCAGTTGCTTTTCTACACTGGATACGGTGGTTCTTCGTTCAAGAAGGTGTACTACGACGGCCAATTAGGCCGCATGGTCTCCAAATTGTGCTTGGCCGACGATGTTTACATCCCGTACAACGGCTCAAGCGTCATGAGCCAGTGTCCACGGATCACGCACCGCATTGCAATGGACTCCAACGAGTTCAGAAAGCGCATTGTGGCCGGCGAATACCTGGATGTGGACGTTGAATCACAGACTATGCTGCCCGACACCACGCAAATCCAAGAAGCCGTGGACAAAGTTACGGGTGTGCAGCCCACTGACGACGTCGAAGAAGTGTTTTTGTTGGAAATGCAAGTGGATTTGGACATCCCTGGCTTTGAAGACAAGGATGAAGACGGCGAACCCACCAAAATTCGCTTACCCTACGTCGTCACCATGCTGGAGGACAGCCTGCAAGTGGTCGGCGTGCGCAGAAACTGGAGCGAAGACGACGAATTGAAGGTGCGCAAGGACTATTTCGTGCATTACGTGCTGGTCGAAGGCCTCGGCGCGTATGGCATGGGCTTTGTTCACATGGTCGGTGGCCTGTCCAAGGGCGCAACCAGTGCTCTGCGCCAGCTTCTGGACGCGGGAACGCTCTCTAATTTGCCCGCAGGCTTCAAGGCCAAGGGTGCGCGGATCGCGGACAACGACAGTCCTATCCAGCCGGGCGAATGGCGAGACATTGACGCCGGCGGCGCGGAGCTTTCCGCCTCCTTGTTGCCTTTGCCGTACAAAGAACCAAGCCAAGCCCTGTTTTCATTGCTTGGATTCTTGGTTGACGCGGGCAAACGCCTGGCCAGCACAGCGGATATGCAAGTTGGCGACGCAAACCAGAACGCACAGGTCGGAACAACCCTTGCATTGCTTGAGCGTGGCTCGATTGTCATGTCGGCAATTCACAAACGCCTGCACTATGCCCAGGGTCTTGAGTTCAAGATGCTGGCCAAGGGTTTTGGCACGTACATGCCGGACAACTATCCGTATGACGTACCCGGTGGCGCGCGCTCGATCAAGAGGAAAGACTTCAACAACATGGTGGCGGTGCTGCCGGTTGCTGACCCCAACATCTTTAGCTCTGCCCAGCGCATTACCCTGGCCCAAACGCAGTTGCAGATGGCCCAAAGCGCCCCTCAGATGCACGACATGTACGAGGCGTACTACCGCGTGTACGCGGCACTCAATGTCAGGGACATCGACGGCATCTTGTTGCCGCAAAACACCCAGATGCCCAAGGACCCGGCCAGCGAGAACAGCGACGTGCTCAACAACATGCGCTTAAAAGCCTTTGCCGGCCAGCAACATGACGCGCACATCGCCGGTCACTTGATGATGGGCCTGTCTCCTATCCTCCAGGCCAACCCCATGTCGGCGACCGCTCTGCAAAAGCACATCCTGGAGCACGTGAGACTCAAAGCGGAGGAGGCAGTGGAGGCAGAACTGTTCCAAAGCTACGGCACGGACCCGGACGGCATCGTCTCTCCTATCCAAAAGGAGGGCATGGTGGCGTTGAAGATTGCTTTGTTCATGCAAGAGGTTCGGGACATGCAAAACCAGTTGTCTGGAGAGCAGGGCGACCCCCTTGTCGAGCTCAAGAAGCAAGAGTTGCAACAGCGCGCGGACAACGACAACAAGAAACTTGCCTTGGACCAGCAAAAGCTGGGTCTCGACCAAGAAAAGATTGCGCAGAATGCTCAGGCACAGCAAAATCGTGTAAAGTCACAAGAGAACATTGCGCAACTGCGAGCCGGTGTTGCCCGAGAGCGCATGAACGCTACACAAAACACGCCACCCGCTCAAGGAGGTCGAAATGCCGCTTAAAAAAGGCTCAAGTCGCAAGACCATCAGTTCCAATATTGGAGAACTGGTGGGCGCATACAAAGAAAAAGGAAAGATTGGAACCAGCAAACCAAAGAGCAAGTCCGCAGCGGTGAAACAGTCCGTCGCGATTGCTCTTTCTACTGCGGGTAAATCCAACAGGTCTAGCAAACCGAAGGAGGCCAAGAAGGGTGGCGCTTTCATGGTCGTAAAGAAGAAAGACGGCAACCGTCCGGTTGAGATATACTGAGACGTAAGCACTTGCCACCGGGTGGGGCCTTATACCACCTGCTTTTCATGGAAATACCATGCTCGAATTTGCAGAATCTGTTGTCAAAGAATTAAGAAAGCTCCGAGAAGACTCGGAGGCTATCATTTTGAATGGCACCATCACCGATATAGAGCGTTATCGCTTCATGATGGGTCGCCTCGAAGGATTGAAATTTGCCGAAGAAGTTGTTCGTGATCTTTTATCGCGAAGGACTACCGATGATTTTTAACCACAGAGGAGATGCCCATGGAAGTTGAAGAGAACCTGACCGCTTTGGAGCGCAAATGGCGCGAAGAGGCGGATACAAAAGGCCCTTGCCTTGATGACGCGTATACGGAAGACGGGTTTAACCCTGAGAAGCTTGAACAAGCTGTCCGAGACCGCATCCCTACCCCCACAGGCTGGCGCATTGCCATCTTGCCTTATCGTGGAGCGGAAAAAACCAAAGGCGGCATCGTCTTGGCCGAAGAAACCCAGAAGAAATCCCAACTTGCAACCAACTGTGGCTACGTCTTGAAGACGGGAGCCTTGGCCTATGCGGATCAGTCAAAGTTCCCCAATGGACCCTGGTGCAAGGAAGGCGACTGGATTGTTTTTGGCCGTTACGCAGGTTCTCGCATCCAAATTGATGGTGGAGAAATCCGAATTCTCAACGACGACGAAATCATTGGGGTTGTGAGCAGCCCTGAAGATATTTTGCACATGTAAGGAGCTATCATGAATGAGCAACAAGAGTTGGAATTTAAATTGGGTGAAGGCGAAGAGCCTGTAGACATTGACATGGGCGAAGACGGTCAGTCACCCAAAGTACAGGAGCAGGACCAGGCTCCCAATGTAGAACAGACCCACAGTGAGTCTGGAAAGCCTGAGAGCGAACTCACCCAATACAGCGAGAGCGTCAAAAAGCGCATTGACAAACTGACTGCTCGCCTGCGCGAGACTCAGCGCCGGGAAGAAGCGGCAATTTCATATGCTAAGGGCGTGCAAGAGCAAGCGCAGCGGATGCAACAGCGGATGTTCCACACCGATGAGGAGCGTTTGCACGAAGCCAAGGGCCGTATTGAGACACAGGTTGTGGCTTTAAAGCAAATCGTTCGCAAGGCGCGTGAAGAGGGAGACATTGACACTGAGACCGAAGCCAATCAGCGTTTAACCGACCTGGTCTACGAGCAGCGTCAGGTGGCGGAAGAGAACCAGCGCCGTGAGGCCTATGTTCGTCAACAGTCTCAAGTCCCGGTCCAACCTGTTCAGCAAGCCCAACAGCCTCAACAGTACCAACAGCCCGCTCAGGTGGACCCAAAGCTGGAAGACTGGATGGAGAAGAACTCATGGTATGGCCAAGATACGGTCATGACCAACACCGCCTGGGGCATTCACAAGCAACTCGTTCTTAACGAGGGGTTTGACGGATCGTCAGATGAGTACTATGATGAGCTCGATAAACGCATGAGAGGAACATATCCTCGGAAATTTTCTCCTCAAGCGCAA